CGAACACCCCGCTAGCAAGATATACAACGCGATGATCAAGAACTATTCTAGCGTCATTAAGCAATTGGTAGACATGCTACCTAAGGAAGAAGCAAAGCCAGCAGAAGATGAGTTTGTCAAATTCATTCAGAAGGCGGTCAAATGAATTATATCCAGGCCTATCTCGACGAAATAAATTCGGGCCACATAGTGGTTTCTCAGCGGGTAAAGAAAATTTATGAACGCCTGGCCTCTGAAATGTATGACGATTCTAGCCGCTGGGAATTTAATGAGGAACTAGCCAATAGGCCCATTGAATTCATTGAAAAATTTTGCCGCCAGTCGAAAGGCGAATGGATCGGCAAGCCCCTCAAACTCGAACTCTTTCAGAAGGCCTACATTAGCGCTCTTTTTGGATTTGTGGATCGACAAACCAAACTCCGTCGGTTTAACGAAACTATACTTCTCTGCGGTCGGAAAAATGGGAAAAGCGCCCTGCTGAGTGCCATTGCTTTGTATATGCTTATGGCAGATGGCGAAGGTGGCGCGGAAGTCTACAGCCTAGCAACTAAGGCTGACCAAAGCAGGATCATATTTTCAGAAGCAGTGCACATGGTCAAGCAATCTCCTGCCCTGGCTAAATTTATTCACAAGCGTAAAACCGATATGTACATGCCAATCACGTTTTCGACGATGGCTCCATTGGCCAGCGAGAGCAAAAGCCTGGACGGCCTAAATTCTCATTGCGTAATCATAGACGAACTCCATGCCATCCGGGATCGCAATCTCTACGACGTTATGAAGCAATCCATGAGCGCCAGGAGGCAACCCATGCTCGTCATGATTACCACCGCTGGCACTGTGAGGGAGTGCATCTACGACGACATCTACGATTACGCTACAAAGGTTGTTGACGGCGTGATTGAGGACGAGCAATTTCTGCCAGTGCTATATGAGTTAGATAGCCGCGACGAATGGACAGACTACCGCATGTGGCAGAAGGCCAATCCAGGATTGGGTACGATTAAGAAAATAGAGTATCTGGCGGAGAAAGTAGAACGCGCAAAGAATGATCCAAAAGAACTGCCGGCGCTGCTCTGCAAAGAATTTAACATTCGCGAGACTGTCGCTGAAGCGTGGCTGCCTTTCGAGGTCATAAACAATGAGGAGACATTCAGCATCGAGGAATTTCGGGGCTCATATGCAATAGCCGGGGTTGATTTATCTAGCACAACTGACCTGACTTGTGCTACAATAGTGATGATGAAACCAGACAATAACAAAAAATACGTATTGCAACAATATTTTATGCCAGGTGAGATCATCGAACAACGTGCCAAGGAGGACAAAGTGCCATATGATCTTTGGCAAAGGCAGGGCTTATTGAGGGCGAGCGAAGGGTACAAAATCAATTATTCTGACGTGACGGCGTGGTTTCTAGAAATGTTTAACAAATACGATATTCGGCCGCTTTGGATATATTATGATCCTTGGAACTCCAGTTACTGGACACAAGAAATGCAGGATTATGGATTTCAGATGGTCGAAGCACGACAAGGGTACAAGACATTGTCGCCCGCAATGAAGGATTTGGAAGCTGACTTGAAGAATAAAGAAATAAATTACAATAACAACCCAATTTTGAAATGGTGTCTCACAAACGTAGTTGCTAAAAGAGACGACAATGATAATATAAGGCCAATAAAAGGTAAGAATTTACGGGCAAGGATTGACGGTGCAGTGAGTTTGATAATCGCATATGTGGGACTTCAGGAACATTTGAACGATTATAGGGCCTTGTTGTAGGAGGTGGTGGAGTGGCGAAGGAACGGCGGAGTTTATTCGACATAATTTTCGGACGCACTAAGCAGCCACAGTCGCAGGATTACACGAATCTCAAATTGCTCAGCGGGTACCAGCCAATATTTACGATGTTTGGAGACAACGCATACGCCAGCGACATTGTGAGAGCGGCAGTCGATGCCATAGCGCGTAACGGTGCCAAACTCAAACCAAAGCATATTAGAAAAGTTGGGCAAGATATAATAATTCAAAAATCAAACATTCAATACCTGCTGGAGACCAGGCCAAACGCTTACATGGATGCTTATACGTTTTATTATCGAGTCTTGACGGAACTTTTCATGCGGAACAATAGTTTCATCTTCATTGACAAGGACGATGCCGGAGGCCCAATCGGCTTATACCCGGTATCCTCGGCTAATTTAGAATTACTTGAAAGCAAAAACGAGATCTATGCACGATTCAAGTTTTACGGCGGCGAGCAGGTGACGATTCCATACACAAACCTCGTGCACCTGCGACGATTTTTCTATGACAACGATTTCTATGGTGCTTCTAATAAGGCCCTAATGCCGACACTGGAACTCATAAATACGACCAACCAGGGCATTGCCAATGCAATCAAAACATCTGCTAATATGCGAGGGATCCTCAAATTTACTCAAGCCATGCTGAAGCCTGAGGATATTAAAAAAGAGCGCGACAGGTTTGTGACGGAATACATGAATATCGACAATACCGGCGGCATAGGCGCCATAGACGCCAAGGCGGAGTTTATCCCGCTCGACAGCAAGCCGCAAATAGTGGATAAGGACACCATGGCCCATATTAAGCAGTCAGTCTATGACTACTTCGGAGTGAGCGAGCCCATTATCACCTCGAATTACACCGAGGAGCAATGGAACGCATTCTACGAGAGCACACTGGAGCCTGTAGCAGTGCAAATGGGATTAGAATTTACGGCCAAACTATTTACGGAGAGGGAAATTGGATTCGGCAACCAAATTATTTTTGAAAGTTCCCGCCTTCAGTACGCCAGTGCTACGACGAAGAGTAATCTGATCACAAATCTTATGGGCCTGGCGGTGCTGAGCGTAAACGAGGCGCGAGAAATATTGAATCTTGCGCCTGTAGAAGGCGGGGACGTGAGGTACCAATCGCTAAACTTTATCAACGCTGTGAGAGCGGAACAGTATCAAACAGGTAATGGAGGCGAAGAAAGTGTCAGCGAAGATAGAGAACCAACTTAGGCGCGAAGTCCGGTCGATGCCGGTAAGCATAGATGACTCGCAGGATCAGAAAATGCTGATCCAAGGATATGCGATCCGGTTTAACGAGCCTGCCGTCTTTAACTTCGATGGCGTAGAATACCGAGAAGTGATAGATCCGCGAGCACTGGACAAGACGGATATGCGCGACGTGCCACTCAGATATAACCATAGTGATAACGTAATGGTCATGGCGAGGACGCGTAACAAAACTCTGCAATTGATAAAAGACGAACAAGGCTTGCGTATCCTCGCAGACCTCGCAAACACTACTGCGGGCAGAGACTTGTACGAATTAATCAAGCGCGGGGACGTAGATAAGATGAGTTTCGCATTCACGGTGGCCAAAGACGATTATGACAGAGAGACGAGAACGCGCACGATTTTGGCCATCGATAAAATTTTCGACGTGTCGGCGGTGGATACCCCGGCATACGAAACGACGAGCCTATCTGTGCGTAGCTACTTTGAGGTGGAGGCTGAAAAGCAGCGAAAGGCCCTGGAGAGGGAATTGCGCAGAAGAAAGCTCCTAATAAAGACCTACTTCTAAGGGGTGAAAATATGAATATTGAAAAGAGATTAAAAGAGATAGACGACCGCAAGTTAGAAATAAGGCAGTTGCTGGAGAGCGACGTTGAAACCGACCTGGATGAGGTCGAGAAGGAATTGACCGAACTTGAGGCTGAGGCTAAGGAACTCAGAAGCAAGAAGGAGATCGCCGAGAAGATACAAACTGGTGAAGCGGAAGTGAGAAAAATAGAAGAACCGGAGGTAGAGACGATGGACAATATAACCGCGACGAAAGAATATAGAAGCGCGTTTTTTAAGAGACTCCTAGGAAAGCCACTGACCGAAGTTGAGGAACGGGCATATACATCAGCCGATCAGAGTGCCTACGCAGTAATCCCGGTCGAAACAGCCAATATGATTTTCGAAAAAATGGTCAAGGTCGCACCGATGCTGAGCCAGATTACGCTGCTTCGGGTTGCCGGGAACGTAAAATTTGCGATAGAAGGCACCCGAAACCCTGCTACGGTGCATGCTGAAAACGACGATATGACTCCCGCGGCCGATACTCTGACCTATGTAACCTTGGCCGGCTACGAATATGCGAAGGTTATCCGCATCTCTAAGACAGTGGCGACCATGGCTATTGACGCTTTTGAGACTTGGCTCGTAAACATGCTGGCAGAAGATATAGCACGCGCAATCGAAGATGACATCATAAACGGTACCGACAGCAATGAGCCCAGGGGCATAGAAAAGGCATATGCTTCTTGGACTCCCGGCACCAATGCAATCTCGGTCGCTTCTGATAGTTTAGGTTTCTCCACCGTCATGGACCTGATTGCTCTATTGCCAAACGGTTATATGAGCAACGCCAAATTTCTCTGTAATAGCAGAATGTTCTATGGCAAGCTTGCCAAAATTAGAGACGCCG